GATCTGCAGAATATAATATAGAAAAGCAAAGATTACAGGATTATTTTAATGATGGCATCAGTTAAACCTGGATTAGGGCCAATAAGAATGTTGCCTTTTCAAATTAAGAGATTATACAATATATATACTATAGTCGAAGTGGCAACAGGTAACGAAATTCGTAAATTTAACAGTCTTGAAAAGGCTGAAGAATATATGTATAAATATTTAATAAAGGATTAAAATGAATAGAGAAGCAGTATTTGAACAATTAAAAATTGATGAAGGAGTAGTCTATGAGGTATATCTCGACCATCTGGGCTATCCTACATTTGGGGTGGGACACTTGGTACTCGAATCTGATCCAGAGCATGGACTTGAAGTTGGCACTATGGTTTCCGAAGAAAGAGTCCGAGAGTGCTTCGAAAGCGATCTCAATATTGCCATCGAAGAATGTAATAAGCTATACGAAGACGGGCGATTTAGTGCTTTACCCGACGAAGTCCAGCAGATATTGGTCAACATGATGTTTAATATGGGTAGGACAAGACTTAGTAAATTCAAAAAAATGCATGCAGCAATTCTAAACGATAATTGGAAAGAAGCAGCGAAAGAGGGGAGGGACTCACGATGGTACAGGCAAGTAACGAATCGGGCCGAGAGACTTATGTCGAGACTAGAAATGGTCTAAACTGGTATCATACATCAGAACCCCAAACCGAAAAAGGTTGGTATTGGTGCCATGAGAAACAGGGATACACTAGATATTCTGAATGGCATTTAACCAAAAAAGAAATAGGAGAAAGATATGGCACAAACAATTAAGCTATTAGGATCAGAAGTGGCACTTAGTGACACTGCTTCTAATCTTGGTCGTGCTTCACTTGTTAGAGTATTAAATACTAATACTGCTGTTCAATTAGTTACAGTAAAAAATGGTTCAGACGTAACCGGAACTGTAACTGTTGCTTCTGGAGAAGTTATTGTTATCCGTAAAGGTATCACAGAAACTCTTGAAGTAGGGACTGGCATAACTGGTGTTAAAGCTGTAGCAGTAGCATTCACACACTAAAGCATAATTCCCTTCAATTATTGAAGGGATTATAGCATCTAAGAGCACTTTTCTTATAAATAGAATATATGGAAGAAGTGTTCAAACTCATTGCAGACGTTGGAGCGCCTATAGCAGGATCACTTGTTATGGGTGTATTTATTTTTATTGTTATAAAACAAATACTCGCAGGGATAGTAGAAAAGATTGATACTCTTACTATCTTTGCAAAAAGTTTAGAAAATAGATGTAGAACAATGAGTAATGAAATGATAAAGATTGACTTACTTGTAAGTACTGCTTTACATTTAAGACCAGATACTGAAAGAATAGCAAGAGCAGAAAACTTTATAGAAGATGGTAAAATAGATACTAGGAGAGATTAAATGGATGTGGCACAACTAGTATCAGATTACGGATTCCCAGCAGTAATGGCAGTTGGGATGGGATATTTTATATACTATGTTTGGTCGTATATAAATGAACACATAGAACCTAAGTTAGAAGAAATGCACATTGCGTTGATAAGAGTAATTGATCAGACAAGAATGTTAGATCAAGATTTAATTAGATTACAACAAAAAGTAAATGTAATCTTAGAATATAGAGAGAATGAAAAAAAGAAAAAGACCAATAAGCGAGGAGGAAATAATGAGCAAGTTTGAAGTTGCTATATTATGTGGTATTTTTGTAGTATCAATATTTGGTATTACCCAACCTGCATATGCAGATGAAATAAAGTTTGGATTTAAGAATCCTTCCTTTAGTGGAGTTGGTACAGGTCAACATTACCTTACAATTGATAATATAGAACACACTAGAAAGAAAGCAATTGAAGATGCTTTAGAAGCAGCAAGAAAAGCAGCAGAAAGGGAAGAAGATAATAGCGTACTTGCAAAATTTATCAGAAATTTAGAGAGCAGAATATATGCTCAGATGGCAAAACAATTAGTGGAATCTATGTTTTCTAATGACGGATCAGTAAGATTTGGTTCATTTGTTTTAGAAGGTAATACAGTTACCTATGAAGTAATTACTAATGCAGATGGTTCAGAAGTTATTAGAATGACGATTGTAGCAGAGGATGGTTCAGAGACTGTTATAGAGATTCCAGTAGGAACTGGTAATTTCGGGCAGGATCCAGACAATGGTTAGAACTTTATTAACAGCAGGATTATTATTTTTAACTGGTTGCGCTTCTGTACCACAATGGAGTTCAGATCCGAGAGACTGCAATGATCTAGCAGGAATATACAGTGAAGGTTACGATAAAGATTTTGATAACGATGGTGTTATTAATGATGATTTAGTCACAGTTGCTAGACAAGGATATAACGAATGGCAAAAAGTAATGTCAAGAAAGTATATCTGCGTAGACAATCCAATGGCTATCAGACTACCTTCATTTGTAGAATTACTTAACTTACCACCAGCAGAAGAAATGCCAGTAGTGGCAGTTTATGGGTTTACTGATAAAACAGGACAAAGAAAATCAGTAGATAATGTTGCTTCATTTTCTACAGCAGTGACCCAAGGTGGAACAGAATTACTTATAGATGCTCTTAAAACTGCAGGTGGTGGCACTTGGTTTAGAGTAGTAGAAAGGCAAGGTATTGATAACCTTGTAAGAGAAAGACAAATTATCCGAAGCGGCCGTCAAGATTTGGCAAGAAGTCAAGGCACGGAAGCAAAGGAATTAGGCCCCATGTTATTCGCAGGAATAATCATAGAGGGCGGAATAATAGGCTACGATACTAATTTGGAGACAGGAGGCCGTGGTGCCAGAACTCTCGGGATTGGTTATAGTAGAATGTACCGTAAAGATGTTGTAACTGTTGCAGTAAGAGCAGTTTCAGTTCTAACGGGGGAAGTTTTATTAAACGTCCAGGCTAAGAAGTCGGTACTTTCTTACGGCTCTAGTGGTGATGTATTTAGGTTCTATGAACAAGGTACAAGACTATTAGAGTATGAGGACGGAGTGGGAAATAATGAGAGCGTGACGTATGCAGTACGATCTGCCATTGAGGCGGCTGTACTGGAATTAATCTACCAGGGCCATGACCGTAAATTCTGGAATTTAACTGAGGGCCATAGGCATCCTCACCAAATAGGTGGGGTAAACCAAAGGCACTCTCTAATAGAGGAAAACGAAAATGAAGAAGGTATTAACTAGTTTAGTATTAAGTGCATTTTTAGCACCTTCAATTTTGGCACAAGCAACTGATGATAACGAAATCATGATTGAACAAAGTGGTAATACTTTAACACTTTATATTGATCAGATTGGATATGGTAACAAGATCGGCGGTAATGATTTTTCAACTACTGCTTCTGATATGGTTATCACTGGATCATCTTTAACTTTTGATATAGATATGATAGGTAATCAAAATATAATTTATGGACCTCTTATTTCAGATACATCTGATTTTACTATTTCTTTTACAGGAGATTCAAATGTATTGGACTGGAATATTGGTTACATAGGTTCTGCTGATGATTCAAATTATAACTTTGATATCACTGGAGATAGTAATACATTTGATATAGATCAAGGATATTTATATAGTGCTGAAAGATTGGATGCTGACTTAATTCTGGTTGGTAGTTCTAACGTATTTGATTTAGATTTTGAGGCTGATGATGTAACTTGGAATTTTGATATTACTGGAGACAGCAATAACATTAACACATTACAGAATGATGGTTCTCAATCTCTTACTGTAGTATTAAGTGGAGATTCTGCTGACATTGATATTGATCAAATCAGTGGAACTTGTGCTACAAATATTACGGGTTGTGCTACACCAAATGCGATTATAGATTTAGATATTACATCAGACAATGCTACAATTCAGATTAATCAGCAAGACAGCTCTAGCGACTCTTAGTATTATACTTCTTTTATCTTTGCCTGTATATGCAGATGATGATATTGGAAGTATAGTCGAGTCCACAGGAGTTGGTCAGATAGTAAGAAACCAACAGTCTGTAAGTATGGCTGTTAATACTGCTATCGAATTAAATGATATTGCAGAAACTGGACAGGGGAGAATGTTAATAGAGTTTTTAGATAAGGCTCAATTAGCATTAAAAGAACATAGTGAAGTTCTAATAGATGAAATATATTATGATGCTGACCCATCCCTGTCCAAGATGACAATGAAGTTCACAATGGGTACGGCAAGGTTTGCTTCAGGCAGATTAGGATTAGTTAATAATGCAAATATTGATATATCTACTCCGACTGCAACAATAGCAATTAGAGGTACTGATTTTACTACAACAGTAGATGAATTAGGCCGATCATTAGTTATATTGTTGCCAGATGAAAATGGAGATCCGTCTGGAGAAATAGAGGTGGCTAATTTAGGTGGTGTAGTAACTCTTGATGAAGCTTATCAAGCAACAATGGTAAGTTCATTAGATACCGCACCCACCCAAGTAGTAAAATTAAATGGAATTACTCCAACTCAAATTGATAATATGTTTATCGTTGCTCCTCCACCTGAAGTAAAAGATAGAATTGAAGAAGAGTTGGCTGATGAACAAAATGATGATAGAGGTTTATTGGATATAGACTTCTTAGAATTTAACGAACTAGAAAAAGACGCACTAGAAGAAAGTGAACCGGAATTAGATTTTAGTGAGTTAGATATTGATGAACTAAACGTAGAATATTTAGTTGATGTGCTAGACATAATTGATTCATCAGATTTATTTGATTCTTTAGGCGAGTTTGATATCAAAGGAGCAACTAGAGGATTTAATGAAGAATCACAATATAATGTTTATTTGGAAGATGGAAGTTTAGTACTATATAGAAATGTAAATGGAGTAATTAAAGTTAAAGTCGGAACAGGTGGTAACTTTACTCTTGCTACAAACACTCCTACATGGGAAGGAGATATAACAGGAAATGACGGTGAAGATATTTTTATCGTTATCAATCAGGTAAATTAATGAAATATAATAAATTAAGATCGGCAGCGTACGGAGAAGGAAGAAGGTACTTCAGATGGTGGTTAGAATGGACTGGAAGAAGATAAGAGAATTTATATTTAAATATTGGATATTACCATGGGGGTCATGTTTCTTTTTAGTAATGCCATTATACGCAGACGATAATGAAATTACAATAGAACAAAGTGGTGATAATCTATCATTAGAAATCGAGCAAGTAGGATATAATAATCAAATTGGCATGTTAGATTCTGCTTCTTATATTAACAATGCACCTAACCTAGATATTCACATAGTCCAATATAATTTTACAAATAATGTTAATAAAATTTTATTTGATGAAGTATCAGGTTCAAATAATACATTTAAATTAGCACAAGGTGTTGCATGGCAGAGTGATGGTTCATATACTTATGATGGTGCTGAAGGTGGCGGACACTATATGGAAATAGATTTATATGGTAGTAATAATTCACTTAAATGGCACCAAACAAATCAAAGTGATGCAACAGACGGACACGATTTTAATTTTCATCTTGCAGGAGATTGGAACGAAATTAATGGAAGACAACAATCAAGTGGTGCAAAAGATATGGATCTAACAATATATAATGATGATAATTTAGTTACGTTAAGACAAAAAGGTGCAAATACTTCTCATACAGCAAACATTACACTTGATGGAACATACGGAACAGATTTAACACTGATACAGTTAGGAACAACTGCTCAATCATATTCACTATCTCAAACTTGTTATACAGTCGGTGGTTGTACAGTATCAGTTACACAAGGTCAATGAAATATATAACATCTATCTGGGCGACTATAGCCTTATTCTTACTTTTAGTAGGAATCAGATTGCTAGATCCGGCTCTGGTTCAACAATTCAGATTAAATACATTCGATGCCATGATAGGCACGATAGAAGAAAAACATTCAGATCAAATAGTATTATTAAATATATCAGAAGAAACACTGGCTGTTCATGGCCAATATCCATTTCCTAGACAAATATATGCGCAGATGATCTCGGATCTTCGTAATGCAAATGCAGGTCTAATAGGATTTACAATTATGTTTCCAGAGGCAGATAGATTTGGTGGTGATGAAGTATTTGCATCTTGGATAAATGATAATGGTATTATACTCGCACAGGATGCTGATAATTCAGGTAAATCATCTACAGCACCTTATGTGGGTTCTGCTACATTTGGTACAGGAGACCCGCTAGACTGGGTTATAAAATATAGTGGTCTTATTACTAATATATCACAGCTAGAACAAGGAGCGTGGGGCCACGGTCTTGTAAATGGTATGCCAGAGGTGGATGGGTTAGTAAGAAGAATCCCTCTGATATCTCAAATCAATGGTGAGCTATATCCTGCATTCTCTTTAGAAACTATAAGAGTGATGAATCAGAAACCATCATATACAGTTAAAGTAAACGAAGCAGGTATTGAAGAAATAATCTTAAGGCCGTTTAGAATTAATTCAGATAGTAATGGTTCTATGTGGATTAATCCTAATACCCATTTTCAGGATATAAATTACGGGTCCAGTGAGTTACCTGATCTACAGGGTAAGACTGTTCTGATTGGTCTAACTGCAAAGGGTCTTTCGGCTCAAATTCCAACTCCATTTGGAATGAAACCTGCACATTCACTTCAGGCCTCTGCAATGCAGTCCATAATAGATGGGGCCCAGATTTCACGGCCCATATGGGCAAATGCCTTGGAGATTGGGGTAATGCTTCTATTTGGTCTAGTGGTAGTTCTAACTGCTTATTATACATCATTGTGGATATCCTCATTTACATTTATTAAGGTTCTCGGTATATCTATCTTTGGAGTTTGGTTTGCATGGTTTAAATTCCAGATACTTTTAGACCTTAGTTATCCTCTAGTGCTATTTATACTGCTGTTTACATCAACAAGCTTTAATAATTTCTATAAACAGTTTGTTCTCAGACAACAAATTAAGAAACAATTTGAAACTTACTTAGACCCAAGACAAGTTATGTTATTACAGAAAGACCCATCACTTTTAAAACTTGGTGGAGAAAGAAAGGAAATGACTTTCTTGTTTATGGACATTGTTGGGTTTACACCAATATCAGAACACTATAAAAACAATAATGACCCAGAAGGGTTAGTAAAGCTTATAAATAATTACTTAGATACAATGACAAAAATCATTCTCAAGAATGGTGGAACTATTGATAAATATATGGGCGATTGTATTATGGCATTCTGGAACGCACCATTACCATGTGAAAATCATGCAGATATGGCTGTAAGGACAGCAGTAGAAATATTAGAGGCAGCAGATGAACTTATTGCACAATTGGAAGATCAAGGCCTTCCTAGGATTGATGTTGGTATTGGTATCAACACCGGCGACTGCATCGTCGGAAATATGGGATCGGAATCTCGATTTGACTATTCCGTCATTGGAGATGCCGTCAACTTGGGCGCTAGACTCGAAGGCCAAACAAGAAATTATGATGGGGTTCGAGTGTTGTTATCACAGTTCACTGCTGGAAAGTGTTCGGAGAGAAGCTTCAATCAAGTCGATAACATTACAGTCAAAGGTAAATCTGAAAGGGTTACGATTCTCACAGTTTGATGATAGACAAATAAAGACCTATTTCTGGGCAATCAATGCATTAGACGCATATACAACTATTCGTGGTCTTAGCCATCCAAATGTTTACGAGGCAAATCCACTATTAGGTAAAAACCCAAGCGATGGGGAAATAATACTATTCAAATTATTTTGGGGAAGATACATGATCCATCTTGCTGGAGACAATCCTGAGGACTTGCACTTCCCAAATGCCTTATTAACTCTTGCTGTAATTAATAATATTCAAGTTATGGATTCGGTTGGGTTAATAACCTTTCCTTCCTTATAACAAAAAAATATAAAAAACACTTTACAAGCTCTAAAAAGTGTAGTATAATATACCTATATTAAAGATGAGGAAGTGATTATGGATGTAATGAAAGAACTAAACAATTTAAGTATTTACAAGTCTGAATATGAGGAATATTTTCCCATCTTAGATACTCTTCGTGATAGTGGCGAAATCAATATGTTTGGAGCGCCACGATGGTTACGAGATAATTTTGATTTAACAAGAGAAGAGGCATCTAATATTTTCACTGCATGGACAAAGACACACTAATCATGCCAATCATATATCTTCGAGGCCGTATCGGTCAAAAGCCTAGAGTTGTTCAATATATTAGGAATCTAACTGAAGAATTAGGTATCCATAGAATGTATTCAAAGGAAATTTTTATTAGATTTAAAACCAATTTAGATGGAAGTTCAGAAGGATTGTGCTGGGGAGATAAGAAAGATGGTTATGTAGAGATTGAAATAGCACGTAGGTTGAGCAATAGAAGTCTTCCTATGTATAGAGTAATGCAGACTCTGGCACACGAAATGGTACACGCTAAACAGTACTTACGAGGGGAGTTAGATGGATATACTAACTCATGGAAAGGAAGAAAACCTCGCAACTATAAGTATGAAAATGCACCATGGGAAAAAGAAGCATATAAATTAGAGGCAGAGTTATATAAAAAATGTTGGCCAAAGTAGGGAATTGTTACAATTGTGTTACATTTATGTTACATTTATGTAAAATCTTTCATTTTTTTAAAAAAACCTCTTTACAGCGTCTTAATTTTGTACTATAATATACAAGTAAATTAAGAAAAAGGAGTTAAACAATGTCAAATATTCACAACGAGATCATCTTAGAAAATCTAATGGATGAAGTCAACGAAATGTCAGATATGGCAATAGTCAATGAGCTAAACATAGTACCGATCGCAGACTCATGGGACGAGTTTTTTGCTTTCACAGATATGGAAGTTCTTAAAGAAAGATTAGTCAACCAAAAATTCGAAGCTCAAGGAGATATAATATGATGCAAGTAAGTAAGATGTCACCCTTTACTGGTAACATTAATACCATGACGTTGGACATTTCCCCTAACCAAATGGCGGAGTTTAGTGATCCACGTAGAACTCGATTGGTGCAGGATATTTTTCCTAACCTATCACAAGACGAGCGAGAATTTATTATGTCGGGAACCACTCCCGATGATTGGAAACAGATGTTTGGAGAAGATGAATGAAGATTGTAATTAATACACAGTATAAAGAAAACTATGGTGCCCATGATTGGGATGGCCAGGGCGAATGTCCTCAGTATTGGAAATTCAAGGGTGGTTCTACCTATGTGGTAGAAAATGTCCTAAGGCCTATTACTAAAGGCCCACAAGATGGCTGGGACTATTTCTTTAAACACTTCTCCAATGTTGCTGAGGCAATTGAAATGTCTGATGATGCTCAGCAAGAGTATATTTTAGATGTTCAACTCTATGCCGATGATGCTGAGTTGGATATAGAACAGTGGAGTATTCCATACTATATTAATGTTATGTCAGATGGTTCTATTCAGTGTGAAAAGACAACTGATAATGGTGAGTTCGGATGGATGAGGGAAGAAATCTTATCTAAGAGTGAACAGTGGACAATGCTTCCTGGACAAGAAAGGGATAACTATAAAGTAACTTTCTTTATGGAAGACGGCACACAATGTGTCGGCAGTGATGAATTGGAGGAGTATTTTGAAAAGCAAGAACAAGCCGCTTGATTGGTATATCAAGTGGGTCGCATCTATATTTGTGCTAGTGGCGATGTCATTTAGAGGAATCCCAGAGTTTCAAGTTGTAGATTTATCACTTTCTATTATTGGTATTGCATTATGGTTATGGGTATCAATTATATGGGAAGATCGTGCACTTATATTATTAAATGGGGTGGGGCTAATTCTACTTACAAAAAATATGGCACAGTACATGGCAGACAATGATCTGCTGATTCAGATTATAGGTTTTTTAACATAAATGAAAAAAAGTTAAAAAAACACTTTACATACAATAAATTGCGTGATATAATAACTATATTAATTATGGAGAAAAGTAATGGATAGATTGGAAATGATTAAGAAAGCCGCTGAAGCCCGTAAAATGGCAAAGACTATTAAGACCATTGATGAACGTAAGGCTCAAATTAAACGTCTAACTAAAAGTGTGAAGAAGGCCGCACATCAAGCGCCTCGTAGTTTAGATTGCTTTGCAGAAGATAATATGTATTACTCGGATCAAGATACCCGAGATTTTCTTGCTGGTAGTAGTTACATGGATTCCTATAATTCCATGAAGAACGATTGGGATTATTAATGAAGAAATCATACGAACAGCAAATGGCCTGGTTAAGTCTGGCCGAAAGTCGTGCACAGAATCCAGAGTTTAAAGAACTTTGGATACAAAAACAAAAAGAATTAGAAAAGAAGCATATTAAAGAAACAGTAATGGAGATTTTGGCATAATGGCAATGACAAATTTTTATCAAGGAAGTTTACGTTATGATATACATGGTCGCAAACGTAAAACAAATGCATTTAAAAAGGCACCTAAACTGAAGACCAAATTTAAACCGTATGTAATGGAAGAATCCCTTGCCGCAAAAAAATCGCGAGAACATAGGGAAATGTATCCGTCAGCCCCAATGGGTAATACATATAGACCAGAAAAAGATGAAAGTTGGAAGACTGAAGTATCTAAAAATTTCACAGTGGCACCAGCATATAATAAAGGTGCCTATCAAGTAATACCACGAAAGGACGTGGAACACATAGGAAAATAATATGGATATATTAAATATTTTTATAAGTATAGTATTCGTTTCAGGCGCTTTTATTTTCTGCTATATGAGTTTTCACTTAGTAGAAGAGAAAAAGCAAAAGAAAAGAATCCCATTGCCATGGGAGTCAGGTGGATATTTTGATAAATCAAAAGTAAAAACTACAGATGGAGATAACACATAATGGCGAAAACAAATTATGTAACAATATCTGAGTACATCGGTTCGGATGAATATTCTCACCGAAGTGCTGAGGTATTACGAACAGTTGGTCTTGATGACAACTATTGGGGTATCCGTATGAGATCGCACGGCGAATCTCTAATGATTGAGTGGTATCCCTCTCACTCAGAGTCTTGGGCAGAATCAGCTGCCGAGAATTATGTAATGGGACTCAAAAATTATATTGATGACCGAGATTAATTGGTCACGGGGCCGGGGACATACTCCTTTTAATTTACAACCTTTTGTCTCTGGCCCCTTTACTTTATCTGAAAAGTGTAGTATAATATAATTATTAATTGGAGTAAATTATGGTAAGCAAAAAATTAGAAGCAACGAGAAAGAAAGGTAGAAGAAATCGAGTTACTATCGAAGATACCTATGTAGGTAAAGAGCCTTTATTTGAGCCAGGTGAAACAGCGCCTGGAGTAGAAGATCGTGACCTTATGTGGACTAAAGGTGCCAACTGGTATAACTATTACTACAAGGCAAAAGATTATGTGCCTTATGTGATAGACTTTATTGAAGAGGTATGTGGTTATACAAAGAAACAAGCCAATACTGTTAAGAAACTAAGGGATTGGGAAATTGCAAGTCATCTAGGTAAAGTATCCCGTTTATATTATCGTGGTTATGAATATACACAAGAAGAGATTGAAAGATTTAAGGGTTACGCAAAAGAAAAAGTAGATGCCGCAAAACTGATTGTTGCCGAACAGAAAGAAAAGAAAAAGAATGCCCCACCAGTTATTTCCGTGGCAGAAAGAACACGTAGAAAGATGATGGATACCATCTATACTGCCTGGGACGATACCATTGTAGAGGGCTGGTTTGATAAGAACTATAAAAACTCTATTGATGTATTTGCCTTATTCAAAGAGAATAACTTAAAGGGTAATGCTATAGCGCCATTTAAGAAAATCATTGATGGGTATTATGAAGAGATAAAAGCGGCTGTAGACAAAACATGTGAGCAGTGTGTAGAGAGCTACTCGCATGTTACTACTGCCAATAAAAAGAAAATGTTGAAACAGATGGATACTATCTATGCTGACTTGGATAAATTACAACTATCATTCAAGGCAACTAGAACTCCAAGGGCAAGAAAACCAAAAGCCACAGACCAACAAGTTAAGAATTTAAAATTTAAGGTAGAGGATATGGATTATAAATTAACATCTATTAATCCTATTACTATACCAGGGGCGTCTACACTCTTTGTATTCAACGCAAAGAACAGAACCCTATATCAGTATGTAACCACTGCAACGAAAGGGTTTGAAGTGGGCGGTACCACAATTAAAAACTTTGATGAGAAATTATCTAAGTGTACTAAGTTAAGAAAACCAGATGTGATACTTCCTTTAATATTAACCAAGACTGCCAAACAAATAGAGAAAGTTTGGAAAGATCAGATTACAACAAAGGTGAATAGTCCTAACGGAAGAATTAACCAAGATTGTATTTTACTTAGAGTGTTATGACAGAAGAAAAATTATTTAAACACAAGATAATGACCAAGAAAAGATTTTCCATGGCTGTAGAGAACCTAGTGGCTAACAATAGAGAGGTTAGTTATATAGATGCCGCAGTTATGATAATAGAAGAACGAGGTATGCAATACCAAAATCTTAAAAAACTTTTAACGGACTCATTACGTGATAAAATCGAACATGAGGCAACTAATCTTAATCTTATTAAGAACGCCAAAAAATCAAATAAACTACCAATATAGGAAAGTAAATGGATCCATTTGATTCTTATAAAATATATAATGCATTGAAACTTCACTTTGAAACTGACAGTTATGATGCAATTAAATATAACTATAAATCAAATGTAACTGCCAATTCTTTTCTAAAGAGAAAGGATAAATACTTTTTTGCCAAGATTGGTAAGAACTACAGTAAAGATGTTATTGGGTATTATGTCTCCAACTTTAAAGAGGGCGTGTCATATGTAGGTGACATGATTAATCATGATGGAGAAGATAACTACAATAAACATAAAAAAATTAAAGAAAGTATCCATAGAGTGTTTTCAATTGATATAAATACTTTATGTGAACAAGAACCTAAGTTCGATAAGTGTCTTACATCTATCGACGGACAGGTTCCTTTAATTATAGAACTATTGATGCAAGAGGAAATATGTTTAGATACAGTTTCTATCTTGGATTCAATGTTGGGGTTTGTGGAAAGAGAATCCAAAAAGATCAATGACACTATTATGTGGCCTGATCTTAAAAGGAGAATCCAGAAATACACTCCATTCGTAAGCTACGATGCGAATAAATGTAAAAATTTAATCACAAAAGGGTTTACAACTGCATGAAAATGTAGTATAATAATAACTTATATTATGGGTATGTGGATAATTCAGAAAAATACAATGATGAAACAGGAGAAATACTATGTCATTTGCTAATTTAAAGAGCTCTCGAGGCTCGTCAATCGACAAACTCGTAAAGGCTGCAGAAGCAGTATCAACTACTAAGAAAGAATCAGCATCTTATGGAGATGATAGATTCTGGAAACCTACCAGAGATAAAGCAGGAAACGGTTTTGCCGTAGTCAGATTCCTACCCGCCGCGGATGGTGAAGACCTTCCATGGGTAAGATATTGGGATCATGGCTTTAAAGGTCCTAACGGTCTATGGTATATCGAAAACTCTTTAACTTCTATCGGACAACCAGATCCAGTATCAGAGATGAACTCGGTTCTTTGGAACTCAGGTAGGGAAGAAGATAAAACTATTGCAAGAGATAGAAAGCGCAGACTTCATTATGTAAGTAATGTCCTCGTGGTTTCCGATCCTGCAAACCCAGAGAATGAAGGAAAAGTTTTCCTTTATAAGTTTGGTAAGAAAATCTTTGATAAGATCATGGAAGCAATGCAACCTGCTTTCGAAGATGAAACACCATGTAATCCTTATGACTTCTGGGAAGGTGCGGACTTTAAAATTAAAATCCGTAAAGTAGAAGGTTGGGTAAACTATGATAAGTCAGAGTTTGCTACACCAAGTGCACTCTTTGAAGGTGATGAAGAAAGACTAGAGGCAGTATATAATAAACTATACTCACTCAAAGATTTCCTTGATCCTAAAAACTACAAGTCTTATGATGAATTGAAGACCAAGTTAAATAGAGTCCTAGGTGTTGATGCAGGGGCAGTAATGTCAGAACCATCAGTATCTGATGTCATGGAAGCACCATCTATTCAAACTGCAGAACCAGTTTCTGCTCCAGTAATGGAAGAGAATGATGGCGACGATGATGATACACTATCATACTTTGCAAAACTTGCAAATGATTCGTAAAGAGTTATAATAATAACGAGGCGAACTGCCGGAAATACGAAGTACTTTGGGAGAGGGAAACCTCTCCCTTTTTTTGATTTTAAGTAAGTGCTAGGGCGTTACTACTTCTACTTGAACCCATATCTACTACTTGAGTTACAGAAGAAGCATCTACATTAGATGTATTTCTTGTCGCCACTATAGGTGTCATAGTTTGTGCTTGACCAAGGGCGGCCGCTATGGCTTCAGAATCAAGTTCTGGTGGTAGTTGCATATTTGCTACTGCATTAGGATCAGTGAGTGCGACATTAGTATTATTGGTTCTAGCGGCATCTAGTTGTTCTTGAGCTAATCTTTCGGCCTCTGCTGCTTCATTCTTTGCTCTGATCTCTGCTGCGGCTTCTGCTCCTCTATCAGTTCTTAATCCATCTGATATTGCATCAAACATTGAGGTATCAACGTCATCTCCGAATAAGAACTTAGCAGCTGCAGGTCCAATAAGACCTATAATCTTTCTCGGAATAAATGTAATTGCATTTACAAGCATTGATAGGAAGTCTACGAGATATAGTGCTGCAACTTTAAGTGTGTCTATAATACCAGCACCTGGGCCTAAACTATTTCTTAGTGCATTAAATCCAACATAAAGAAGGCCAAGTGCTGCAATGATTGCTAATACAGGGGCAGCAATTACACCAACTGTTCCTGCAGTGAATCCCATCATAACTCCTAGTGAAGTTAAGCCTGAAACTAAAGCAGGGAATGCTGTGAGTTGTAAAAATAGTCCTACAGTCCTTATTGTATTAAATAGTGTAAGAGCAGCACCTATTAAACCAGGACCAAAGTAAAGTAAAAGGCCACCTATAATAGTTCCGAAGAGTAATAGATTTTCTTTAAATGTTTCGAAAGCTCCTGCGATATCTCCTTCAAATAAATTTTTAATAAAATCAACTACTACCATTACTTGATCAATAGCATAAATAACTATCTCTTTAAATCTTTCTGGATCAAACATCATAAGAGCAAGACCAATAAGTCCACCTATAACTGATCCACCTTTCATAAAGTCTCCAAGTTTACTATTAAAGTCCTTTACATTATCTTGTATGCCTTTTAGTAAACTATTTGCTTCATCGGCCTTTATCTTTTGTTCTCTTCTATCTTCTTCAGTCTTAACAGTTTCTTCAAGTTTATTTACCTGTTCTTGTGCAAGTGCAATTTCTTCTGGGTTACCAGATGCCATTGCTTTTTGTAGATTATCGTTTGCAATTTTATATTGTTCTTTTAATTCTGCGGCACGGGCCATATCTGATTTTGATACTGCACTACCAAATACACTACCTAAATCTTTTAATCTTTTCTGTATATCATTTCGGCCAAGTTTTGCTCTTGCCTCTTCTGCTTTATTTTCTAAGGCAATTTTATCATTTAATGATTTAAGACCACTGGTTAATTCTTTTTGATTTAATGCTGCTAATGTTTCTTTTTTAGTTTTTTCTGCTTCTTGAATTTGTTTATCTAGTGTATCTTTCATTGATGTCAATGTAACACTATTTAATGCATCAAAATTTTCACCTTCATCAGTTAGTTTTTGGAGATTGGTTTTGGTAACTGCACCTCCACCCTTTTCTATGGCCTTTGCAATCTTATCTGCTTGTTTTTCATAAGCATTTGCAAGAGAAACATTTCCCTTCTTAAACTCTTCATTCATTCTTTCTAAGAGTTTCTTTTGGGTTTCAGTTGCCTTTTCCATTGCATCTTTTTGATCTTTAGATGCTTGTAATTGTTCCTGTCGGGCTTTTACGGCTTCGGCTGCCTGTTTATTTTGTTTTCTTTTTCCTTCGTTTTGATTGTTGGCCATTTCTTAGATTCCTACTTTTTACTAGCACCAAGTGCTTGTGCCCCAAAGAATGCTGCTACGATACCAGCAACTGCAACGAAATATGTTGCCGCCATATCTCCTAGTATATTACTTGCTTGTTCAAGACCTGCCAATACTGCAATAACAACTGCAAAGGGGTATAGTAACATACCGCCTAATGCGAACCATGCCATTTTACGTTGTGCATCTCTCATTGCATCTAGGTCTTCAAGTTCTTTTCTTTTAAATTCCAGGTACATTTCCTGTTCTTTTCTTGACACTTTTCCGTCTCCGTTAGTATCCGCTGGGTGATGTCCACTTGCTTTAATTTCTTCTTCGCCCATTATTTTCTCCTCATTCTTTGTTCTTGAGCTTTTGCCCTCTCATTCTCTTCTTTAATATGTTGCTGTAAAAGAGCTATATATATTTCTCTCTCCCATGGTACCATATTTTCCAATTCTGTTAAACTGTACTTATGATGTTGCATCATAGCAAAGTTTGTTTTATAATGATTCACTAAGGAATCATGCGCGAGGGCTAGGTAAAAAAACTTTGGAGACCTCTCAGCTCCAATTTATTATCATGCCCACACTTGCCACATTTATATTCTATATCATGTTTAAGAGATGGTACTGTGGCAAACCATTCTGCAACTTTCTTAAACTGATCTGAATTTAATCCTTCAAAAAATTCTATTTTCTCTTCTTCTGAACTTTCATTGCCTGGATAAACATTATCTGCATCGAAAATATTATTAATACAACCAATTATCAACTTCATTGTTTCTTTTAGTTGAACTTCAGGCTTAGATTTTTCATCATACTGTACTTCTGCAAGAGTATCAAGAGAAGGATAATTAAATTGGATCCCGATCTCATCAGTAACCATAACTATTCTTTCTTTATCTACCCCTTCTAATTCAATTTCTTCTAAGTTAACAGTGTGATCAATTTTATGATCGCACTTTTCACCTTGACAGTTAAGTTTTAAATCTACAGTTTCTCCAACTGACTTAGTCCTTAACTTTAGAAACATCTGTTCTAAATCAAATGATGTAAAATCATCAACATTAACATCATCAAAAATACAAGACCTTAATACGTTTTTAATTGCTCTAAGAATATTCTTTTGATTCTTAGATTCCATTGCAACCATTAAAATCTTTTCTTCTTTCACCAAGAATGGTCTATACTCAACTGTAATACCCATACTTGGAATTTCTACCTCATAACGAGAGGAATTCACTACTGGTAATGCCATAATATTTTTATTCTCCTATAATTATATTAACCTAAGACGCCCAAAGCTTCTGAAACGCCTGATAGGAAGGAACCTATTCCTCCCTCCAATTCATATCTATCGTATGTAAAACTTACTGTAAATGAAGCAACTTCTTCAGAATCATACGAATAATCTATTGCACCCACATTCACTGGAAATGCATTAATTAACTTTGCACCATAAGTTACCTTATCGTCCATATTTAATTGCTGTATAATAATATCACTTGTAAAATCACTTTTATAATTTAAAATATAATTTTTAGTATCAATTACTGAATTACTCCAGTCATCAAACATTTTCTTAATATACATATCGTTTGTGCACATAAATGTTAGTTCAACATCTGGATCAATAAACCCATAAGGCATTTTTACTGTTTGTTTTTGCAGTGTTACTTCATTTGTAGCAATCTCTCTGCCTGGTATTTGAGCAGCAGTACATAACATAGCAACATCCCTTGGGTTATTAATTAAACTTCCAGCATTAATACCTTCTCCAGAGATCAGGCTAGTAAAAATTGCTTGTGGGTCTATATTAAATAGACTTTGCTGAGGTGGTGTTAGAATTACTTTATATCTATTTGCTTTTGCAATACCACCACGTTTTGCAATTGTTGATTTAAGTTTATCTACATTCATGTCTGTCTCGCAATTTTAATTGACTCGGCCCATACTTTTGTCTTGCCTGATTTTCTAAACTGTTCTGTTGGTAAGAATACTGCAATTTCCCATTCGGACATTGGTACTCTTACTAACCTAGATTTTACGTGATCACTTAAATACATTTTAAGACATGGTCTGAATTCTTTATACTTTCTTGTAGAACTTAGCAGATCATATCTTGCTTTCATTAATCTTGAAGTATCTCTTACATTTCCTGGGGCTAATTTCATTAATTCATCAAGAAATTTTGCACGTATATCTGGTCTCAAATAATGTAAGTTAAGACCTAAAAATCCATTCTTTCTAGGCTCTATCATAATTGTTAGTGGAAATCTATCATAGTATGGTAGAGTCTGTTTGTGTTTTGGATCGTAAAAATACATATACATTGACCCTCTTAACTCTCTTGTAGTTGGATCTAATGCACTATCCTTAAGTAGAGCTTGTCTACTTGGCATTCTAATATCTTCAATCTTATCACGAAACCACTTCTGAGACTTTTTAGTACGAGCAGTAATACCTGCTCTGAAAGCCTGGGCCTGTAGTGTATCGAACAATGATGCCATAAAGTTTATCTCCTGTATAACTATTTATATCAACTTTTCAGTAGTTTGATACCAAGATTACCTAAAGTATCTTCTGTCCATACTTGAAACTTCCAACCTTTATGGTTTGCGTATTGTGTTGCCGCTTCCCATTTAGATTGATTCTTCACGTAGGTCATAACCTCATTAATATATCTTTTAGTTTTACGAGATGGTTTCTTTGGCGGTGATGTTTCTTTCTTTGGCTTGATCTCAACCAAAAGAATGTCTCTGTTATCTAATTCAATAAGTAAGTCCACATAATATCTGTGCAGTCTATTATCTGTCTTACATTTATAAGGAATAACTATTTCTTCACTATTCCACTTCTTTACTTTAGGGTTTGTCTCACACCACTTGAATGCTTGTCTTTCCCATAATGAACGATAAACAACTTTAGACGGATCGCCCAAATACTTATCTTTACGTTTAATTGTATATTTCCCTTTATAAGCCATTATAAATACTCTTATAGTTAAAATTATTAATACTATTTATACGAGGAAAAAGAATGACCGAAATAGTAAATCCAGATGGTTCCACACCAACAGCCGAAAATTCAGGAGTGGATGGCAATAACATAGTTGTTACCCCAAACGGGAATTATTTGCAGTTTCCATCGGACTTAGATATGGGGACCAAGAAAGACAAAGAAGAGAGTGGCGGCTCTGAAGCAATTGATCCGGCTTATTTAAAGATACAGATTTTAGACCCATTATTGGCAGATAGTGATCCAGATGGTGCTATAATTGAAAATATATTTATGTTTGCCCCTGCTGGATTTACACTTGAAGATGGTGCAAATTATGGTACTATAAACTTTGGAGTTACGGATGCACTTGAAAGTACTACAAAAGATATTATTACAAAAGCAGGAACTAATGACCCGGCTAAAATACAAGGTGCTAGTCAGGGAGAAATTGCAGTTATCATGCAGGCATTAACCCAACAATTAGGAATTGAAAATGCGGGTCTTGCTGAAAGAGAAGCCTTTAAACGAAGGGCAGTTCTTAATAATAAGGCTACAGCAACTTTTGAAGGAATGAATATTAGAAGTTATCAACTTGCCTTTAATTTAGTTTCCTCTAATGAAAAAGATGCAAAATGTGCATATGTGATAGAACACACTCTTAGAAAGAATATGTATCCTGTATCAGATGGTGATTTTGCACTTAAATATCCACCAGAGTTTTTAGTTACATTTATGAGAGGTAAAGAACCAGATCCATTTATGCCTAAGTTAAAACCTTGTTATCTTACAGGATTAAGTGCACAGTATAATGCAAATAGTAATATGTTCCACCCAGATGGTTCACCTACAGATGTTACACTTACTCTTTCATTACAAGAAACAAAACAATTACTTAGGTCTGATTTATATCCCGATGGCCCAATACGTATTCCTCAAGCCAGACAGGAGGGAGATGAATAATGAATTATTTTAAAAACTTTCCAAAAGTACCATACGATATTAACAGAACTGGTTCCACACAAGATGTGGTCGATATTTATAGGCAGGTAAGACCACTGAATGATAGACTGGATCAAGTTTATTCTTATACTCAATATAGAGTACGAGATGGAGAAAGACCAGATATCGTTTCCACTCAACTCTACGGAACCCCAAAATATTATTGGACATTTTTTGTAGTCAATAATTTTCTACATGATGGATATAAAGTTTGGCCGATGAGTTCTCAAATGTTAGAGGCGTATATTGATAAAGAGTTTGAAGGATTTGCAATTACTTCTAATCCAAGACCAGATCCAGATTCAGATGGCATTACAAATGCTCACATTGATTCTATTGCTGGTAGATTCACTTTAGGGGAAACACTAACAGGTGGTACTTCTAATGCAACAGGGACTCTTATTAAGAAAGATATAGACAAGAATCAATTAATTGTAAAAGATGTTACAGGTACATTTATTGGAGATGGTACTACATCAGAAGTTGTTGTAGGTGGAACAAGTAATGATAGTATCAACACTTTTAAAGTATGGAAGTATGCAGATGCGCCACATAGATATTATAAAAATGTGACAGATGAAAATGGAGTAACAACTCAAAGAGAATTTTCAAATATTATTTTTACAGAAGCACCCGATGCAGTAAATACAGGAAATATTAATAATACTATCAGTAATAACTATGAAGTTGCATATGCAACGAAAGAAGGTTTATTTGATGAAACAGGTATTCCACAACGAGCTCAACTTGCAGAAGCAGATGCCACAGGAGCATCAGAAAACGGATTACAGTATATAAGTAATAAACAACATATTATAAACTTGAACGATCAGAGATCATTGCTAAGAGTTGTCAGACGACAAAATATAGAACAGTTTAGTAGAGATTATATGAGATTAATTAATGAGTGAAGACACAATACCAAATTTACGTGAAGGGCATATCAGTGATTTTGCAAATGATGCGCTAGCACCTACAGCATATAAATTAACAGAAGTTGTTATTGAACCTCATAGTATTCGCGAAACAGGAAAGCCAGAAATAGATATCACTAATTTAGTGGCGTTTTTTGTTATTACTGAAAATTTAGGTAGTCAGCAAATTGAAGTAAGACTATCAATTGGTGATAGTATTAATTTTATTAACAGAGCAAAATTGTCTGGCGATGAAAAAATATCAATGGCTATTGAAAAGTCATACCCAAGTAAGTCTTACTTTAGTCCTAGTGGGTTGGAAGTAGATATCATAAGATTAGATTTAAGAGTAATTGAAATACAAAACTTACACAGAGCAAAAGATGGTGTTTATACTTACTCACTAAATTGTGTTACAGATCACGTATTTGAAGCAAATAAAATATGTTTAAAAAGACCATTTAATGGTACAGTAGGTACATTAATTTATAATATTTATTCTGGTGATCTTG